GCGGATGCTATTTAATTGTAATGTCAACTATACCTAAGCGTAAGTGCTTACGTCAATGGTTGCTTGTAATGTTATACAAGAAATAAAATAAAAGGATGCAAGGCAGGGGGGTTAGTATTACCCCCCCTGCCCTACAGCCCGCTGTTGGGCTATATAACAACTTGTTGTGTTTCATTCATTTCATCCCATATGCCTTCTCCCTCGTATCTCCATTGGTGTTTCACCATCAACAACTATGTCGAAGAGGAAGATGTGCCCCGCATCTCAACTTGGGGAGAAGAAGAAGGCAAGTACTGGATCATCGGTCGAGAGACCGGTGAATCTGGAACCCCTCATCTGCAAGGATACATCTCGCTACGAAGACGGCGTACTTTCGCTTATGTTTCAGGTAAGCTCTCATCTAGGGCACATATCACGCGCGCAGCAGGTACTGCTCGACAAAATCGAAGATATTGCAGCAAAGATGGAAACTTTGTCGAAGGAGGTGAAATTAATGAAGGAAGAACCCGAAAGGATAAAGATGAAGTCGCCAGATCGTTCATGGCTGCCGTCAAACTCGGAGATTCAGGAGTGGTTGAATTCGCCGATTCCGAGCCCGGAGCGTGGATCTATAATGGATCTAACATGCTCAGAAACGCCCTTCAGCTTTACCCCCCTATTGAACGAGCTGACATCACCGTACGATGGATCTATGGATCTCCAGGAGTGGGAAAAAGTAGATTGGCTCACGCCACGCTACCAGGAGCTTATATCAAAGAGCCTCGAACAAAATGGTGGAACGGATACCTCTGTCAAAAAGAAGTCATTATAGATGATTTTGGTCCTAATGGTATAGATATTAATCATCTGTTAAGATGGTTTGATCGATACAAGTGTCTTGTGGAGAATAAAGGAGGTATGATAGCACTGTATGCTACAACCTTCATTGTAACAAGTAATTTTCATCCAAGGGATGTGTTTAAGTTTGGTGATGAGGTTAATCCTCAGTTACCTGCGTTAGAGCGCAGGATTGTAATTGAAGAAATGATATGAATAAAGAAATATTATATCAAAAAAGAATGATCTTATGAAAATTGAGCGCCGATCAGGCGCGATTGCAGCCGCGTAGGGTCGCCGGAGGCGGGGTTCACTGCGCTTTGATACGACGGCGCCGATAGGCGCTTAGGAGTATCAACCTGAATTGGCGAAGCCAATTCTCTGGACCGGGGGACCGCGGCACGCGGTCAGATACCCCCACTTGATATAACTCTATAAATACCCGCGCTTACCCGTGAGGGTGAGTAAGATAAAATGCCCGCTTTCAGAAAAAGGACCTATGCGTCTGCGTTCCGGCCGGGAGGTCGGATGCGCAAGCGTGCAAGGTTTGCCAAGAGAAAATTTACAAGAAAAGGAGGAAGAAAGACTATTGATTTCACTAGTCTTAATACAAGAGGTCACGCAGTTGGTTTCAGAGGAAAGAAAACTTCAAGGAGGACTTTTAATAAGCATATTTGGAATTCTACTACTTTTAAGCCTCATTATAGGAGTGTATTGACTGAATCATTGGCGTTTACTACACCTGCATCATCCAATGATGGAACGATTCAGTTTTTTAATATGTATAAGTTTAGTGGTACTGGATTTGGTACCGCTGCCGGTGGTGCGAGAGAGATTGATGTTGGAGCTGGTGTTCCAACGTTTGAAGAGTCGTCGTTTGTGTTAAGAGGAGGAAGATATGAGATGTGTATATCAAATACGAGTGGACAAGACATAAAAGTTAAGCTATTTAGGATAACGACAGGGAACCGTCCAGATTTTAGTATAGTAGGTGCAACCGAAGACTCGGCTTGGGATCCGTCTGTGACAGGTGATTTCTATAATCAAATAGGAAAGCCATGGATGACGAGAGAAGTGATTATTAATCAAGGTGATCAATATGTGTTTTCAACGAGATTTAAAACACAAAAGATAGATGGACAGGCATATATTGATGATGCTAGGTCACCGTATATTTGTATATTAGTTAGTTGTCATACGACTGGTTCTGCTAACTTCATTATTACGCAGTCGTATAATTTAAGTTTTAGTGCGGATGCTATTTAATTGTAATGTCAACTATACCTAAGCGTAAGTGCTTACGTCAATGGTTGCTTGTAATGTTATACAAGAAATAAAATAAAAGGATGCAAGGCAGGGGGGTTAGTATTACCCCCCC